ACTTTGGTGTTCATATTGAAGTTGCTCCAGACGAAGAGGAGAAGGCTCAGATGGAGGCTAACATACAAGTAGCCCTACAGAGAGACCAAATTACTTTGGAGGACGCTATCGATATTCGTGAGCTGAAGAACGTTAAGTTGGCTAACGAGTTGTTGAAGGTTAAGCGTAAGAATAAAGACAAGCAAGACCAAGAAAGAGAAATGCAGAAGATGCAAGCTCAGACCCAGTCTAATATGCAATCTGCTCAAGCTGCTTCACAGTCTAAGATGCAGCAGATACAAATGGAGGCTCAAGCTAAGATGCAAATCAAGAGAGCTGAGGCAGAGTATGATACCATGAAGTTACAGCAAGAGGCTGAGCTTAAGTTGGCATTGATGGACAAGGAGTTCCAGTATCAAATGGCACTAGCTAATGTGAGTGGTGAGACTCAGAAAGAGATAGAAAAAGAGAAGGAGAAGGCTAAGGATGACCGCATTAGTTTACAGAATACTCAGCAGTCTAAGCTTATCGAACAGAGAAAGAAAGATTTACCTCCAGTTAACTTTGAGTCTAACGAAGACAGTTTAGATGGCTTTGACCTAGCCGAGTTTGAACCTAGATAATTATTTATCGTATATTTGCGATGCAAATCAAATAAAATAAAATTATGAGTGAATTTAAAGTACGAGAAGTAAGTGCAGAAGAGGAGAAAAGTGTACAAGAGGTAGAAGAGCAGTTGCTTAACGAACACGAAGAAAAAGTAGGCGCAGAGGATGAAAAACAGGCGCAAACAGAGAGTGTTCAAGAAAACGAGGCGTTCAGTGACAATGAACAGGTTGCTGATACCGAACAAGTTCCCGAACAAGTTTCCGAACTTACAGAGGAAGACGTTCTGTCATTTATTAAAAATAGGTACGATAGGGAAATTGATACCGTTGATCAGTTGTTTGAGGCAAAGGAGTCTGCGCCCGAACTTCCAGAAGACGTGTCAGCATACCTAAAGTACAAACAAGAAACGGGTCGAGGATTCGATGACTTTGTTAAGATTAACAGAGACTTTGATAACGAAGACCCAAATAGGCTACTTCTTGAGTATTATAAGGAGACAAATCCTGGGTTGGACGATGAAGATATTCAGTTCGACATGGAGGATAAGTTTTCTTATGATGAAGAGCTTGATGAGGAAAAAGACATCAAGAAAAAGAAGTTAGCCATGAAACGCGAACTTGCAAAAGCAAAGGACTACTTTGAAAAGCAGAAGGAACAGTATAAGATACCACTTGAGTCAAGAGGTGTTGGAGTTTCAGAGGCTGAAAAAGAGCAGTACGAAGCTTTTAAGAGTCAAGCCCAAAGAGCTAGTGAACTTGAACAAGAGCAGTCCAAGAGGTCTGAGTTCTACCGGAGTAAGACATCGGAGTTGTTTAGTGAGGATTTCAAAGGTTTTGAATTTCAAATTGGCGACGAGAAAGTGACTTACAAACCAGCAGAATCAAAGACGTTGTTGGAAAAGCAAACTGACATGAGTCCATTCTTCAACAGTTTTGTTGATGATAGTGGATACATTAAGGATGCCGCTGCTTATCATAGGGCGATGGCTGTAGCGATGAATCCAGATGCGATGGCTAAATTCTTCTACGAGAAGGGTAAAGCAGAAGCCATAGATAGTGTTGCCAAGGAGTCGAAGAATATCGACATGAATGCCAAGGCGGCGCCAGAAATGGGAAGAGCAAAAGGATTTTCAGTGACAGCTTTGGATAGTGGACCTAGCAACCGATTAAGAATAAAAAGTAAAAAATAAAAAAACTAAAAAAACAAAATTATGGCTGGATCTGTACAAGCGAGCCCTGGGTTTAGTTTAACCCCCGCTCCAAGCAAAGTTACCTTGCCGGGTAACTACATTACTGATTTTAACTTCTTAGACCAGTATCTTCCTGATACTTACGAGAAGGAATTCGAACGTTATGGTAACCGTTCTATCGCATCTTTCTTACGTGCGGTAGGGGCTGAGCTACCATCTAACTCTGACCTTATTAAATGGGCAGAGCAAGGACGTCTACACACTCAATACACAGGTATTACCGCTAGTACTTTTACTACTGGTCAGCAGGTGTTTACTATTGCTAATGCAAACTTCCGTGTTGGACAGACTGTTATTTTATCATCTGCTACTGACGATGTAACTAAAAAGGGTATCGTTACTGCTGTAACTGCTAGTAACTTTACAGTTTCTTATTACACCAATGAGGCTAGTGCTCCTTTCACTCCAACTAGTACAACTGACGTTGTTGCGTTTGTTTATGGTTCTGAGTTCAAAAAAGGGACAAGCGGAATGGACGGTGCTTTAGAAGCTGAGTCAAACATCTTTGAAAACAACCCAATTATCATTAAGGACAAGTATGAAGTATCTGGTTCTGACATGGCTCAAATTGGTTGGGTAGAAGTAACTACTGAAAACGGCGCAACTGGTTACCTTTGGTACATCAAGTCTGAGCACGAAACTCGCTTACGTTTCGAAGACTACATGGAGATGTCAATGATTGAAGGCGTTCCTGCTGTTGATGGTGGAGCTAATTCTGCATTTGACCAAGGTTACATTGGAACTGAAGGTATGTTCTACACTATCGAAGATCGTGGAAACGTTTGGGCTGGTGGTAACCCATCAACTCTAGCTGATTTCGATGCTGTTATCGAGCGTTTAGACAAGCAAGGTGCTATTCAAGAGAACGTAATCTTCTTGAATCGTCAGTTCGGTTTTGATATCGACGATATGTTAGCTGCTCAAAATAGCTACGGTTCTGGTGGAACTAGCTACGGTTTGTTCGACAATGACGAGCAAATGGCTTTGAATCTTGGATTCACTGGATTCAAGCGTGGATATGAGTTCTACAAGACTGATTGGAAGTACTTGAACGACGCTACATTGCGTGGTGGTTTGACTGCTGAAGCAATTAACGGAGTTTTGGTGCCAGCTGGTTCTACTACCGTTTACGATCAAGTATTAGGTAAGAACGCTACTCGTCCATTCTTACACGTACGCTACCGTGCTTCTGAAACAGAAGACCGTCGTTACAAGACTTGGATTACTGGTTCTGCTGGTGGTGCAATGACTAGCGACTTAGACGCTATGGAAGTTCACTTCTTGTCTGAGCGTGCATTATGTACTATGGGAGCTAACAACTTCTTCCTATTTAAAGACTAAGTTTAACCCAAGGGGGTGGGAAACTGCCCCCTTATTTTTAATAAATCTAATAAAATGAAATTACAATTAAGAGAAAGAGTTTACCTCTTGAAGAATGGCCAAGAGCCATTGACATTCGTATTACAGTCTAGACATTCTAGACGTTCTCCTTTGCTTTGGTTTGACGAAGAAAAGGGAGTTAACAGAACTTTACGTTACGCTAAAAACCAGCGTTCTCCGTTTGAGGATGAGCAAGACGATTTTGCTATTGTTGAACCCATTATGTTTGAAAATGGTGTTTTAAAAGTTGATAAGCACGATACTGTTCTTCAGAGGTTTTTAGAGTTGCACCCAAAAAATGGAATTACATTCGAGGAGTTTGTTCCAGAGAAAAACGCAGAAAAGCAAATAGAAGACTTAAACGAAGAGGTTGATGCATTGATTGCTGCTCGCGAAATGAGCATTGATAAGTGTGAAGAAATCCTTAGAGAGGTTTTAGGCCCATCTGTAGAAAATATGTCTTCAAAAGAGGTTCGTAGAGACATATTAGTTTTTGCTCGTAACAGTCCATACGAATTTTTGACAATGGCTGGTGATCCCGACGTTCAGATGAAGAACAATATTGCTAAGTTCTTTGACATGAACATCATTCAATTCCGAAACAAGAACAAAGACGTATACTTTAACTTGCCAAACAACAAGAAACGTATGCTGACTGTTCCAGAGGGAGAAGACGGGATGGATGCGGTTAAGTTATTCTTCGAGACAGAAGAAGGCGAGCCTATATACAACAAGTTGTGTAGAGAGCTTGACTAATTGATATATACCTATACGTAAAGGCCATCTCATTTAGAGGTGGCTTTTTTTTGTTATCTTTGCGTAACCATGATTAACGAAGTGAGAAATACCGTGATGTTTATCCTTAACAAGGACAACAACGGCTATTTGACTCCAGCTGAGTTTAACGCATTTGCACGTCTATCTCAACTAGAAGTGTTCGAAGACTTATATCAAAAAGTAAACGATTGGTATACCAAGAGAAACAATAGAAGGTCCAACAGTGGTGTGGCTGACGTAACAAAGCACGTTACAGAAGATTTAGAAGCATTTGTTAAAGTAAGTAACTTGGCACTTGACGCTGGAAGCACTTTTACGCTACCTACGGACAATTACAGCCTTGTAGATATACTTTACTCTAGTAAGAGTGTAGAAAAGGTCTCTAATCACAAAATAACGCTTCTTAACAACTCTAACCTTACGGCGCCTACTACATACTATCCGGCATACGTAGAGAGAGAGACCAAGGTTACTTTGTACCCAACCACTATTACAAGTGGTGTTTCTGCTATTTATGTTAGACTACCAGAGGACCCAAATTGGACATACTATACAGATGCTACAGGTGGGGTTGTTTTTGATGAGGACAACGCAGACTACCAAGATTTTGAGCTAGGCAAAGAGTATGAAAAAGAATTAGTACTAAGGATATTGGCTAAAGCTGGTGTTACATTAAGAGAGGCAGATATAATAAACGTGGTGAACGGAGAGGAAGCTAAAAACGCACAGAAAGAACAATAATGGCACAGACACCTGAACAATATTACGGATCGGCAGATAACTACGGAAGCGGACAATACGTTACGCTAGAAGACGTGGTGAATAACTTCATGCTTATGTACGTAGGCTACGATAAGCTTATCGACAATGCCGACAGATACAATGTGTTGTTTCATGCCAAGCGTGCGGTACAAGAGCTAAACTACGACGCATTCAAAGAGATTAAGGTACTAGAGACCTTGGTTAACGACGACCTAAAGGTTATACTACCACAGCACTACGTAAACTATGTAAGGATATCTTACGAGGTAGACGGTGTGTTATTTAAGCTTAGCGAGAATCCAGATGTAAATTGGGCGACTAGATACGACCAAGACGCAAATCAAGATTATTTGTTTGACGTTGATGGTAACCTAATCGAAGAGGAGTCTGAGTTAGATAGAATAAGAAAGGAAGGAGAGTACAGACAGTATATGTACCCCGGAACTTGGTACGGTAGATACGGGTGGTGCTGTGATGGTTTTTGGTATTTTAACTACAGAAACCAATACGGTAACGACGCATCTAGAATGACGGGCAACCCAACATACGTTATAAACAAGCAAGAAGGTGTAATAAACTTCTCGTCTGGTTTGTCTGGTAAGTTAATTGTGTTAGAGTACATAACGGATGGTTTAGAAAACGAAGACCCATCTCAAGTGTCCATACATAAGTTTGCTGAAGAATTTGTATACGCTTACATAAAATGGTGTATGCTAAACAATAGAGTGGGCGTATCTCAAGGAGTTGTTATGACAGCTAAAAGGGAGAAGTCATCTTTATTGCGAAATGCTAAGATAAGATTAAGTAATATCAATCCTAGAAGGTTACTAATGGCCTTGAGAGGAAAGGATAACTGGATTAAGTAATGGAGATTAAAAGAAATTTTGTCAAGGGAGTAATGAACAAGAGCCTTGACGATAGGCTCTTACCCGACGGTTTTTACCGCGATGCATTGAATATTAAGGTTTCATCTACGGATGGGAATGATGCTGGAACAGTACAGAATTACTTAGGTAATACCGAAAAGCTTAATATTGATACTCTTTTAACTGCTGAAGGATTATCCACTACTAACATACTTCCCATAGGATCTTACACTGAAACTCAGAACAACAATATATATTGGTTCTTGACGTCTGACGACTATGATATGATTGCAAAGTATCATGAGGATGATGATGGAACTGTAACGGGAACTTTGGTATTGGTAGACGACAAGACCATACCTCAGATGAATTTTAACTCTGACTACTTGATAACCGGGGTTAATTTGGTTGAGGACCTATTGTTTTTTACAGACGGTTTGAACCCACCACGTAGAATAAGCGTATCAAAAAAGTACAGAAATATATCTGGAGCTAGTGGTAACAATATATCAGACGATAACATAAATGTTATTGTAAAGCCACCTTTGGATTCTCCTGTAATAACATTAGTAGATGAAGTAGGTGAAACATCTAAAAGTCTTGAAGATAAGTTTATTAGGTTTGCTTACAGATATAAATACAAAGGAAACGAGATAAGCG